ATCTACTCTCCAAAAATTTACATCTACTTTAACATGTCCTCTATTATTCTTCTTTCCAATACGTTCAATAAAATAAGTATATTTACCAAGTTCAAATTCAAATTTACATGCAAATCTAGATTTTTTATTATTTAATACATGAACTGCTTTTTTAGTACGACTACATCTATCAAAACAAGTAAATGCTAATGCATCTAACAAAGTTGATTTACCAGATGCATTTGGTGCAAATAATCCATATGTACCATTCATGTTTGTAAAATCAATTTGATTATCTTCTCCATAACTAAACATATTTGAAAATTCAAACTTTTTAGGTTGCCATGATATATTCCTTGTTAAGGTATTTGTTGGTAACTTACTATGAACTGTCCTATTAATATGTCTAATAGTATCTAATAAATTATCATCAAGTGCATATTCATCTGAAAGGTATTCTGTTATAACATTATTTTGCCATTCTACATCACGAACATTTCCAAAATTTATTTTATTCTTTGCATCTGTAGTATTAATTGCATTTATCCTTTGTATTGTAATATCTTGTACTTTATATTTTGATTTGATATCTGCAATTATTTGTTTTAATGTTCCAGAATCTGTATCTTTAACTTTTAATCTAAGTCTAGGTTTTTTAGGAACTTTTGAATTTGGGTTTGTAATCTTACCGTTATCTATTTCATATGTATAATATCCATAGTCATTTTTAATTTCAACAAATTCTGATTTTTTTGTTTTTAAGTCCCAAACCATAATTCCATGTCCTAATACCTCTCCATGATTTTGTTGTATTAAAGATCCAGCATATGCAACTGTCTTATCAATATCTAAATATTGTGGTTTATGAATATCTCCTAATAATACTAAATCATGACCAATAAACATATCAGTAGTTACATGTGTGTTACTTAATGTAAATCCTGCATCTGTTGATGCGTTATGTACTGAACCATGATGTAATGCAATTTTATAATCTCCTTCAAAATCAGATGCATTTATATAATTTATTGGTTTTTCATCGACCCCCATTACGTTAAAGTGTACTCCTTGAACCTTATATATTCCGTTATCTTTGAGATAATGTATATTCTTATGATTTATGGCTCTAACAATTGGACTTAACGCATCTAACCTAAAATTATTATTTAAATTACAATCATGATTACCTAAAATTACAATAGTAGGTAAGATATCTGCAAGGTTTGTAAAAAATTCTGAGGTTATATCAATTAGTTCAGGTGACATATCTGTTTTAGCATGTACTATATCTCCGGCCACATATATTACATCTTCATCTGTTTTTGTCTTTTTTATATATGAATATAATCGTTTAAATACTTCTCTATATTCTTTATGTCGTTTTATGTACATCTGCTATGTGATATATTTTATTTATCATATTCCCATTATTCTTTGTTCCATTAACCATTCAGATGTTAGTTTTTCTGTACTAGCTAATATGTTATTTATTTTTCCAAACCCTACATCGCTTGGATCTTTTTCTTGTAAATCTACAAAATATACATCTACGCCATTTGCCATAAAATATTCTGCAGTTTCAATTGCTTGTTTTCTTGCATCTTTATCAAGACATATATAAATTGTTTTTACGTTATTTTCTATAATTCTATGTTTCAATTGATCTGGAATAGTTTTACCAAATAATGGAATTGCATTACGCCTAATTGCAATTGCATCAAATGCTCCTTCTACTAAACATACTGGATAATTCCAATTCACATGTAATTCAAATCCTACAATATCTTTTGATACATATGGATTCTTATGCTTAAATGTATCATCTTCATAATATGCTCTTCCTACAAAATAATTTAATACACCATTTGCATCATAACTTGGAATTATTATTTTACCTGAATAAGGTCCTTTTCTACAATACCCAATTCTATATTTTAATATATCATGAATTGTAACTCCTCGTTTTTTAAGATAATAAATTGCATTCCTATATGCTGGTGATTTGATATCTAATTTCCATAATGGACGAAATTCTGCAGGTAATTCAACAGCTTCTGTATTTGTTGTTGTAACCTTTGGTTTATATTCTGTTTCTTCTATATACTCAAATAATTTTGATATCTTAGATCGTTCTACATTTAATTTTTTAAATAATGTAATTATTTTTCTGCCTGCAGCATTACAAACCCAACAATGCCAATGTTGAGATATTATATTAACTTCTAACTTTTTCTTGTTATGATGACAAAATGGACAATGAAAGGCTACGTTGCCTTTATTTGTTGATCTGCCCTTGCCTAAGACAGTTTCTATTAATGTGAGTAATTTAAAATTCTTCATGTATAGAAATATAACAAAAATATTTCGAATAACCTAATTATTTTTCAGAAAACCATGAAGAAGGAATTGTTTTTTCAGCCCATGGAATTCCATGTTTATCACAATACGATCCATATGTAGTTTTTGATCCTTTTCTAATTTTTGTTTTACCAGACATGAATACTATTCTTATATCTAGATTTGGATGTTGTTTTTTAATAAGTAAATGTTTTTTTCTATCTTCTGCTACCCATCTTCCTTTTGTTTCAACTAATATTCCATTAGGTAATGTAAAATCAATTGTATACGTATGTTTAGTTTCTGGTTTGATATATGGTATTATTGTAGTTTCATATTCAAACTTAATTTTATTTTCTTTGAGTTGGTCTGACACTTTATGTTCAAACCCGCTTCTATAACCATGTTTAATTGCATTTGCACGCAATTTACTTTTATTTCTCCATGCCATATTAATGATACCCGTTTAATAATTCTAGAAGATCATCTATTGCATCATGTCGATGACTATCTTCTAATACTGTTTTATATACATATTTTGAATTAGCCAATTTTGCCATATCATGGTATGCTGACCAATTCTTATCTTTTAGATCTATCTGATATGAATCTCCGCAAAATATCATTTTAGAATCTTTACCTAATCTACCAATGGCCATTGCTAATTGTGATCTAGATAGATTTTGAAATTCATCTACAATTACAACTGCGTTATCAAATGTCCTTCCTCTAAAATGCGCAAGAGAAACTAATTCTATAGATTCATCCTTTTCCATTCTTTCTAATATTACTGGCTTATTATAAACTTTTCTCATATTAGATCTAATTGGTACTAACCAAGGTTCCATTTTTTCTCTTTCAGAACCTGGTAAGAATCCGTTATCTTCTGTGGAAATTGTTGGTCTGGTAATTATTATTTTATTAATTTGTTTTTTGAAAAACATATCTAATGCTACTTGTACTGCTAATAATGTTTTACCTGAACCAGCTTTTCCTACAACAAAATTATATGGATGTTTTAAAATTTGTGTTTTAGATTTTTTTTGTTCTTCTGACAAAGAGAGTGAAAATCTAATTGCACCTTTTGGAGGTGTTTTTGTAATATTTGCTCTTGGCATAACCTATTCCCTTATTTAATATAAATATCTAATAATCCCACCTAACAATGAAATTCATGTCTACATCTGATCTTTTTGCTATTGGTTGTGCTAATTTTCCAATTGCAAGTAACTGAGCATCATTATTATATAACCCTATTGTTGTTATATAAGGAGTTAATGATCCTGTAAATTCTTTTTTTAGTCTATCTGTATTTGCTCTTTGTAATGCAGTTGGATTCATTGATACATTACTATGTCCTGCAGGTACTTCAACTAATACTTCATTTTCATATATAGTATGAGTTCCTTTATAATCAATACTCCATTTTGCATCTGTATCATTTCCTCCTTCGCCTAATGCTTTATGGTATTTTGGCATTGCACTTGAAATAACAGTTTGTCCTGATTTATAAAATACATTTCCTGCTACACTTGTTTGATATGCCGACCCAGATAGAAAATGATTATTTGCTAAACTTTTTATTGCTGTTTCATTAAGACCATAATTATATATTCTTACTTCATCTACTGATCCTGATAATGCATTATGTAAATTTCTATTCATAGCTCCAAACATAAGTTTACTGTAATTTAATACTTCGCCTGGTACTGGATCTAATGATTGTATTTCTCTTGTTCCATCGATCCATAGTTCTAAATAAGAACC